ATCTTAATTGGTTTATACATGGAAATATGGGATTGGAAAAGAGAACATCTAATTCATTATTAAAAATGTTTCCAAAAAGAAATAAAGACATTAATGAACATATTAAAGTAATTGTTAATACAAGAACCAATCAAAGAATGATATTACCACACAATTGTCATAATCAATCTATGGATACAAATGGTAGATTTTTTAACGGACCTTTTAATCCAAACGGACCAAGTGATGTTGCGTACATAAGTCATATTCACAATAAGACCAAAGAAGATTGGGAATTAAGATGTAAGAGAGGAAGGGTAGATTGTGAAATTCAACACGACCCAAATAGATGGGATAACGAGTTAGGACAGAATGAAGATGTGTTAGATTTATCTGCACATGATTTTTTATATGGAAATTAATATAACACCAACAAAGAGACAAAGTGAGGCATGGAAATATCTTACCGATGACAAGACCAATATAATTTTATTTGGTGGTAGTGCGGGCGGAGGAAAATCTTGGTTAGGATGTTTATGGATAACAACATTATGTTTACAATATACAGGTATCAGATGTCTAATTGGTCGTACAGTATTAACACAATTAAAACTTACAACACTCAATACATTATTTGACTTGTTGAATAGTATGGGTCTTAAATCAGGACAACATTATAACTATAATGGTCAATCAAATGTCTTAACATTTTATAACAAATCAGAAATTATATTTAAGGACCTTGCGTACAATCCATCTGATCCTAACTACGATTCTTTAGGTTCTTTGGAAATATCTGCGGCGTTTATTGATGAGGCCGCACAGGTTACAAGTCTTGCATTCAGTATTGTTAAATCTCGTATTAGATATAAACTAAATGAATATAATCTAACACCAAAAGTATTGATGACATGTAACCCATCAAATAACTGGTTGAAGAAAGATTTTTATATTCCATATATACAAGAGAGATTACAAGATAATCAAATATTCATTCCATCCTTACCGATGGACAATCCACACTTACCAACATCTTATATTGAGATGTTAAAAGAATTACCTCCACAACAAAGAAAGAGATTATTGGAAGGTGATTGGGATTATATGGATGATAGTGATAGTTTATTCAAGTTTGATGAAATAACTAATTGTATATATAAAATTGAACCAAATCCACAAGAAAAGAAATATATGACTGTGGATGTAGCAAGGTTTGGTGATGATAGGTCCGTAATCTTCATTTGGGTGGGACTGGTTGCAATATCTTGTCACATCTATAGGAAAGTATCCACCACAGAATTATCGTCCGAAATACGAGACCTAATGAAGTTTCATGGAATCCATCCACAGAACACCATAATAGATAGTGATGGCGTAGGAGGCGGTGTTGCGGATATAATTAGAGGAACAAACTTTGTGAACAACTCAAGACCATTACATGAACAGAACTTTACAAACCTTAAATCACAGTGTTATGTAAAGTTATCTGAGATGTTTAGAGAGGGAAAGATTAGTTTAAACATATTAGAACCGGCGGTGGTAGAAGATTTAACACAAGAATTATTAGCAATAAAACTAAAAGATATAGATAAAGACAACAAAGTAGGTGTAATGTCAAAAGATGAGATGAAAAGAATATTGGGTAAATCCCCTGACCTTTCTGATGCACTGATGATGAGAATGTACTTTGAAGTTAAAAATCATAAAACAACAGGAAAATACTCAATAGCATTCGTATGATAAAATTTAAAATAGAACAAACAGAATATCAATTACCTGAATTTATCTCAATTGAAAATTATTCAAAGATTTACAAGATAAAAGATTTATTCAGTGAGGATTACTTTGCAGCAAAACTAATTAATATTGTTGCTGGTGCACCATTAAACGATTTATTACAATCGGATTACCAACAGGTTAATTATATGGCCACATATCTGATGAACTTATTCCCATTAGATAAACCACAATTTCATGACAGATTTGAGATTGATGGTGTCAAATATGGTTTCTTTCCTAATTGGAAGGATTTAACCTTTGCTGAATTTGTGGACTTGGATACCATCTCAACCAAAAAAACTGATGAGTTATTGGATTTATTACACATCCTTGCAGCAATCATGTACAGACCAATTATATCAGAGAAGTCTCAACATGACTATCAAATTGAGAAATATGATATAAACAAGATGAAGGAACGAGCAGAACTATTTAAAAAGAAGTTAGATGTTAAGTATGTACTCGGTGCTCAGTTTTTTTTTATCAAGTTCGCAAAGAGATTTTCAGGTTATACCCAAATGTCTTTGATACCGACCTTGTCAATATGGACGAAGATAAAGCTAGTGTGGTATATGAGGAAGATGATATGGAGAATGGTTTTCAAAAAACCTTTGGATGGTTCCTCGTCATCAATAGAATTAGTGGAAATGATTTTACGAAACACGAATACATCTATCAAAAAAACATAATAGAGATATTGAATCAATTGAGTTTTCTAATATCATATGACCAAGAACAAGTAAGACTAACAAAAAAGGCACAAGGTCAGATTTCATAATACAACACAAATAAATTTATATTTCTTAGTAGATGACAAATTATAAACAAATTATACAGGATTTAAGTGGGATGGCGTATTACCATCCACAGATTAATTCTTTTGGTTACGGTGACATTACACAGATAACCATGGATATTGAGACACAGAAAGAACCTGTATATACAAAGATGTATGTGGTACCTGGTAATGTGAGATTGGATGAAAACAGATTATTGTATGATTTTTCCATCATCATTTTAGATAGAATTAATGAGGATTATTCAAACCAAAGAGATGTTATGTCTGACACTTTGGAGATTGCAAAAGACATTTTTACAATTATCTACCAATCTTATACAGCCGAATATGGAGACTTTAGTTTATACTATACTCCTGAATGGGGTCCGAATGTTACACCATTCCTTGAAAGATTTGAAACGATATTGGGTGGATGGACGATGAACATCACATTAGAACAACCATTTGACTACAACAATTGTGTATTACCTATTACATCAGGTTTTACATTACCCACTTCAGTTAATGAAGTAAATTACAAACAGATTATAGAAGATTTAGAAGACTTTGCACTTAATCACGAACAAATTAATAGTTATGGTTATGGTGACATCACACAACTAACGATGAATATTGAAACAGAACAGGAACCAAACTATACAAGAATGTATGTTATTCCTGGTGATGTGGTATTGGACCAAAACGAATTGGTGACCAATTTTCAAATTCTTGTTGTAGACCGACTTAATAATGACTATTCCAACCAAAGAGATTTAATGTCAGATACTTTAGAAATATGTAAAGATATTATGGCTACCTTCTATTTATCAGAATATGAAACTATATGGCCTGCAAGTGTTGAACCCATATTAGAAAACTATGAGACGATACTTGCTGGTTGGGTAATGAATATTCAACTAACACAACCTTTTGATTACAATAGATGTGTTCTACCTGAAAGACCATTCACGCCGGGTAAAAAGTGGTATGAGTTGGCTGAACTGTGGAACGAAATATCAAAGGATTGGAAGAATGTATAAAATTTAAGAATTTAAAAATATGGGTCAATTAACTAACCAATTCGTATCACAATCCTATCAAGGTCTATTAAACCTTGCTAATGCGAATACAGGTGTAACAGCAACATTACAATATGTAACAGATGGATTAGGTGGAAACACGGCATTACAAATATCGGCGACAGAAGTAAATGTCACTGGTAGTTTTTATATTAATGGTGTTCCAATTACAAATGGGACATCAGGTACATCTGGTACTAGTGGAATAAATGGAAGTTCAGGTACCAGTGGAACATCAGGTTCATCAGGTAGTAGTGGAACTGCGGGTACTTCAGGAACCTCAGGAAATAGCGGAACGAGTGGAAGTGATGGAACTTCTGGTACATCAGGAACTAGTGGTGTTGATGGTTCAAGTGGTACATCAGGAACTAGTGGAATAATTAATTTAGATAATCCTGGTAATGGATATGTAATTTTATCTGATGGTACAACAACTTCAGCAACAGCATCAGCAGCATTCCAAATTTTAGGTACAAATATTTTTGTTACAAATCCAAGTAACATGTTTATGTCATCAGGTTCACAATTAAACTTTGATATTGGTGATGGACTTGATGGAAACTATTATAGATTAGGAAGAAAAGTAAGTGGAGTATTTGGAATTGTACAAGATCCCGGTAACCATCACTTATTAGATATTAGTACAGGTTCAGCAACATTTGAAACACCTGTACAATTTTATAGTGGTATAACAGGTCCTGTAAATATTACGGGTACAACAAAAATTATTGGTAATTCAGTTATTACTGGTTCATTACTTGTTTCAAGTTCTGTTGCAACAGATTTGACTGTTGATAGTAGAATATTGGTAACAGGTCCTACAACAGGATTAACACCAAGAATTACCGTAAGTGGTAGTGACGCAAATATTGCAATTAGTAGACGAGATTTTACAATTACAAATACAAATGGAACATCCCAAATTAATAGTACATTATTTGGTGGATATGTTGGAATATTTGATACGGGTAGTAATGAAATTACTTTAGCATTAGACTCATCACAATACACAAGTAATTGGACTAAAGGACCATCTATAAGTGTTAATGATCCTGGC